CTTTATCTTTTTTTCTTGCGATGCATAAGCTGCTGGATTTTTTGGATCAACATACACATCCAAAGATGGGATGTAAAAATCTGGAAAATAGTTTCTCACATCACCATTTTCATCTGTCCAACGTACTGGTTCAGGACGAGTCCATTTAACGTTCATCTCATCTAGTTTTTTTGCTAGATGCAATTCCCATGTACTGTCCAACACCACCGTTGATCCATCAGTCATAACATACTTCACAGTTGATTTCTTTAACCTTCTGTGATTAGAAGCTAATGCAGCTTTTTTAATTTTTGCTTTTGTTTCTTCTGTTTGTTTTCTTCCAACATTCTTCTCTCTAATTTTATTTCTTGTTTCTTCGGAAACCTCTGCTTTCAGCCCAAGCTCTTTTGCTTTAGTGAATTGATTTCTAGCAGATGTTCCCCTCATAGCAGCCATAGCAGCAAACCATTTTTCTGTTTTTGGTTTCTGTTTATACTGCTGTGGATTAGCATCACACCATCTAGTGTGATTAGCTTTTTGAGAATTTGAAAAATCAGCAAATTGCAGTTCGCAATGTTTACATGTCCACATGATAACCTCTCATGTTTATTTATGCAAAGATGCGTAATTTAGTTATTTGCTCTATCCTAAATTCTCATTGTAGCTGAGCTACGGAGGCAAAAGTGTTGGTGCGCCCGCCCGGGTACGATCCGGGGACCCTCTGATTAAAAGTCAGATGCTCTACCAACTGAGCTACGAGCGCATGATGTTGTTTGTAGCGTCCCTTGCATCGCTTCTTTGGGAGTGATCATGCCCAAACAACAGAGACATGATCGAAATGGTAGGGTGTACGGGATTCGAACCCGTGTCGAGAATTTGAAGGACTCCAATGCTAACCGCTGCACCAACACCCCATAAAAATTGTGGATGATTACTGAGAATTACGTCTCGGAAGGAATTGAACCTTCGACCAGTTCAGGTTGGTTTGCATCCAGCAATTTAACCTATAACCATCATCAGCGTATCCTGCCCAGAGTCGAACGGGCGTTGACCATCACTTGAACCAACCTGCACCGGCAGTTTTGGATACTTAAAAATTGTGGAGGAGGATGATAGCATCGAACTATTATCCCGAGGGATACTACAGTTTTCAAGACTGTGTGGGGAGCCAACCCCAGCATCCTCCAAAATTGTTAATTTTCGTACATTGAAGTATAGTTTTTGCCATACTTCCTAATCACGTATTCTAAAATATCTTTGAGATCATTTGCATACAAAACTGTTATGTCTGGATTACAACTTAACTTGGCTTCCCATTGTTCAGTTTTATAGCCTTTGATTTCAATTAATTTTCCCTCGACAATAAAATCTGGAATGTAATTCTTAACTTCACCATTCCAAACATACTGTCTTTTTTCTAAATTTCTTTCAATAGAAATGTTGTGATCTAGACAATAAATCACATACGCTAGTTCCCAACTACTATCGCAAAAGAAATTTTTGAACCATCCTTTTTTGCCTCTTCCTGAGCCTTTTACATAACCGCCTAACTTTCGACGTTTAGCGACGTCTCTTAGTTTGTCTTTGCGTTGTTGTTCTTTTTCAGGATCTAAAGATTTTCCCGGAGAATTTGATTTTCTTCCTTTTAATTTCTTTGAAATGTCTGGCCGTAATCTCCCAGATAATTTAGAAGCAATTGAAGCTATAGAGGCATTAGTAAATTTAGTTTGCCCCTCATTCCAAGCAGGAATTCTGTTTGTATTTTTCTTACATTTAGATTGATGAATAGACAAAAGACCTGCATTTTTACAAATGCGATCACAAAATTGACAAATATGCATGAGTGTTTCCTTTCATACATTATTTATACAATCAAGACCAGTCGTCCTCCATGGACGGCACCCGCTATTAAACTTGTTTTGTTACTCTACCCAGAGTGTATTGATCAAACTTTAATGTCGAACGTTGGATCTCGACCTATTTGCATTTGAGACATCACGTGCTGAGTAGCGAGGAAGACCGTGGTCAGCTGCCTATCTCAACACCAAAGTATCAATACACTCTGATAGTTTGTTTGTTTTGGTAATATTCTGTTGTCAATGAACTGTGCTAACAAATACTATTTTAGCATCTGCTAACGTTGCTGTCAACCTGTTTAACAGCTTGACTTTAAAGGACTCAGAATTGAACTAAACTTTAAAGTTTAGCGGCAGGCCTGTTTTACCGTTTCGGTTCCTGCTCTTCACCTTATTCTGTATTCTGTCAGTTTCTGCTGAGTTGTTAGCTGTCCTCTACTCTTTTAGTATAGCAAGCTCTACCGAGCCCGTCAACACAAAAACAAAAAAGCCTGCAAATTTCTTTGCAGGCTGTTGGAGTGTACTTTATGAATACGTTTATCCAACATCACCTGCATAGATGGGTTCTCTATTGGCCCAATTTGGCTGGGCGGAAAATGAAACCATTGAGTGATGTTTTGCTCTGTGCATGTTTTTATTTATACCAGACAGACCAAAAAGATCGATTATTCTGACAGGATTTTCCAAAAATTATGATCGTGATCAACTTCAAATAGTGCGTCAGATGATCCGCTGCGGATTAACTTGGAATACTTAAAGCCGTGTGTTATTAGAAAACTCTGTATGAGATTGGTATCCAAAACAGTTTTTTGGCGCAACTCTATCACTTGTTTTGTTTTCCAGCCCCGCTTTGCGTCGTCCCAAACCAGTGCGCCACGTTCATTGCGGTCGTATTCTTCCTTAACAAATTCACATGTGAGCTTGCTCACGCTCACCTTCAATCGCCAGCTCTTGCCATGCCGAAAAATGGCAGCACGAAATCCGTTTTCACGCAAAGCCTTTTCCAATGTTGTTTGCTGTTCTTTGGTCATTTGCTAATAGTTGAAATCATATCAAACACTGTGCCAATATCATACGTGGCGCGATAATAGGTAGAGCCTTTTGTTTGCCTTGCGTGAGGTAAATATTCTCGAATGAGCTCATCAAAAATAGCACGTCGATCTCTACCATAATCTCTTGCATATGCACTGAGCACAGTCACGTAATATCTGCCTTTTCTTTGGCGAAATGTACAAATACAGTTATAAACTGGTGCCCAGCGAAGCAAATCTCCAAAGGCGCCCGGTAGCATAATTTATTCGTCGCCATCCTGCTTAACAGTTAAGCTACCCGATGGGCGGGATGCTGTAATCATTGGTTGAACGCCCACAATTTGGCTGGCAATCACCGTAGGCATCACACTTCTGAGAATGTTCATACTAAAATCCAGAACCGGAGTGGGATTTGCTATCAGATCAAACACTGTGCCTATATTGTAGGTTAATTCTGTATCAGTCCGGCGTATCAGTCGGGCAGCAGGATAATACTGTTTGATTCTTCGAGTCCAGCCACTCTCTGTTATTGAATTCACACCTGTGATTTTTACATAATTCCATTTCCTTTTACTGTAAAAGGTGTATTCGAACCCCAATCGTTCTACGACACTTTTGAAGTCTTGCGGCATATCAATGAACATGTTAGCTTTCTTTTTCGGCAGTCAATGGGAAGTAAGGGCAATAATATATCCCTGCGTCTATGTCGTTGTTTGTTTCCTGTGCAGTATTTACTATCAAGTCAAACGCTGTGCCTAGATCAAATACTAGATAGGAGTTAAAGTGAGATTGACGCAGTTCTTTGTATTTTGATTTGGGATAGTATCGCCAAACTAAATCTTTTACGCTCTCACAATATAACCATTCACTGAAACGCAAACAATCAGTTGATACCGATGATCAGCGGTGGTGTAATACTCGAAAGTCCAGCCATATTGTTCGCAGGCTTTTTCAAATGGTATCATTGTTGTTAAAACCCCTCAAAATCCACGCCACGCATGGTGACGCCGCATTCTGCAAACATCTGCTGAGTACGCTCAATGTGTTCTTGCCATTGCGGTTTTTGCACCCAGGCAGCTACTGCTTGATTGCTGTTGACCACTTCTCTGATACCCACACTCACAATGGCACGGGCGCAATCCACACAGGGCAAGCTGGGGATGTAGATGGTGCAATGATTCAAACTGGTGCCCATTCTTGCTGCATTGTAAATTGCGTTGCGTTCAGCATGTTCAATCCACCAATACTTTTCCGGACGTTCTTGCCGTTCAGGCACACAGTCATTTAAACCACGTACAAAACTGTTATAGCCGGTGGTGCGAATCTCGCGGTCCGGTCCCACAATCACACAACCAATCTGAGTGTGCGGGTCCTTGCTCTTGGTGCTCACTGTGCGCACCATGTTTAAAAAGTAATGGTCCCAGCTGGGTGTCATTGACTTAGCTCCTGTAAAATATCAAAAACTGTTTTGGGTAAGGGCTCGATGGCACCTCGCACAGTATGATCTTCGCATAAACATTTATACCAACCCGCGGCATCTTGATATTTTTCAAAGTCTGATGTTTTGCGATAACCCCATCTATCGTACCAGATCACTCTCCAGCATACTGGTATCATTGGCCACCTCGCTTGATTAGGTCAAACACAGTCAACGGCTTTGGTTCCCAAACATAAGTGGATTTTTTTAGTTCATGATATCGATTCCAGGCCTCAGCCTCATTGTCAAACTCATCAGTTTTCCAACCCCCGTACCCAGCCACAGTTCTGTAAAATACTTGCCAACGAACAAAGTGATCTGTCACTGTGCCTCCTGAATTATATCGAATACAGTGGCTGGTTCGATTTTTACACTAAGATCACTCATGCTTTTTTTAATCATTGAACAAAAGGTATTAGCTAGCTTTTCATTTTCAAAATAATACACCAACTTTTTGCCGCCCCACCCACCTATGTCTACAATCACTCTGGTAATCACGGGTACTCTCTTTCTGAGACCAGTGTCAGAGTATAAGTGCGAACCAAAACTGATCCCCTGGGTCGTTTCTTGGTATAAACCAAATCATTAACGCATCCTGGATTGCATGTGCCAGAATTTCCAATTGCGCCATTGCACTGTTTGCAAATAAAAACATGATGAAACAACAAGTCTGACTGCATTTAGTAATATTATAGCAATAATTACAACAGAACTCAAATAAATATTCATATGAGTTTACCAAACAGAACCAACAGCACCAATTATGAGCATCCGCAGGAAACCAATCTGCTGAATTTGCACAGGGCAATGAGCTACAACAGTCAGGGTGAGCCAGTGTTGCGAACCACATCGGGTAGCAGTGCAACCACCGGCGATGCGTTTGGTAGACTGAGAATTGCTGCACCTTTCACACTGTTTGATAGCTTTCACCGATACCAGGACAATGCCAAAGCTGAAGTGTTTACTGCTGGCGGCGGCACCAGCACACACGACACCAACAGCAGCAGCATATTGATGGCGGTGGGCACTGCAAAAAATGATGAAGTGATCAGAGAAACCAATCGTGTGTTTGCCTATCAACCAGGCAAAAGTTTGCAAATGATGATCACCTTCACTATGTCACCTGCCAAAACCAATCTCAGACAACGAGCTGGATTGTTTGATGCACAAAACGGTGTATATGTTCAGTTAAAAGACAATGTGTTGAGTTTTGTGTTGCGCAGTTATTCAACTGGTGTTTTGGTGGAAACTGTGGTACCACAGAGCCAATGGAATGTGGAGCGATTGGATGGAGCAGGTACCAATCCCACAGTGTTAGACATCACCAAATCACAAATTTTTTGGTTGGACATAGAATGGTTGGGTGTGGGCACAGTGCGTTGCGGATTTGTGATCAATGGTGAATTCATTCACTGTCACAGTTTTCATCATGCCAATCTGCAAACCAGCACATACATGACCACTGCCTGTTTGCCGGGCAGAGTGGAAATTACAAACGTGGACACCACCGCCAGTGCTAGCACCTACAGACAGATTTGTTTTACTGTGATCAGTGAAGGTGGGTATGAACTCAGAGGCCGACCCAGAAGCGTGGGTCACGCTTTGACTGCGCCCTATCGTATGAGCAGTCCGGGTGTCACTTATCCACTGCTGAGCATCCGACTGAAAAGTGATCGATTGGGTGCCATTGTGGTACCTAAAAATTTCACCATAGCAGTTACTTCATCGGGCAGCTTTAGATACGGATTGATCAGCAGAGGCGTTACATCAGGCGGGTTATGGGTTAGTGCTGGTACCGACAGTCATGTTGAATACAACTTAACAGCAACCAGTTTGTCCAGCGGCACAGTGTATGAAATTGGATACATTATCAGCAGCAATCAGAGTTCAGCCGCTCCCAGCTTGCAGGAATATCCATTCACGTTTCAACTGGAGCGAAACACGTTCACTCCAGTTGCTTATGAGTTTATAATTGCAATGGTTTGTACTGGCAACCATCCGGACGTTTTTGCCAGTGTCAACTGGGAAGAAATTACCTAACGAATTTGGTAACGCCTAGTGTAGCCAGTGCCTGCTGAACCCCCGTGGCTTGGCGGTAACAGTCAGCTACTGCGTCGTGGGTGGCTGCACCCGATACTCAACTGAATAAACCGATGCTATTTATTTTGGTGCATAATATATCAAAAATCATTTTAAGATATAAATAAATTATGTAGTTCGCGGCATTGACGTGCCCAACTACTCTAACGGTGAAAGGACCATCAGCAATGATATTTATTGACGACATTTACTCACAAGAGTATTTTAATATAGTTTCTAAAGCTCAAATAAGAGCTTCTTCTCGCATCGAAGCTCGTAAATTAGTAGGTTATGTAGAGGAACATCACATCATTCCAGATTGTTTTTATGTCAATTCTAGAAAGAAAAAACAATCTATTGGTTGGCTTGACGGAAATTCAAATTCGCCAAATAATTTAGTTTATCTGACTGCAAAAGAGCATTATAGATGTCACTGGTTACTAGTGCATATGACTATACTCGATGATTGTCATGCTGATCAAGCTAAAAGATCTATGTTTGCTGCATTAATGATAATGAGCTCAATGAACAAAACACGTTACGAACTTTCTGAATCTGATTATGCTTACGCTCGAGAAAAATATAGCGAATCTTTACGTGGAAGGAAATTGTCTAAAGAAGCTATAAGAAAACAGTTAGAGACAAAAAAATTAAACGGAACTTTCTGTCATTCAGAAGAAACAAAAAGAAAACTGTCAAAATTTAAGAAAGGTAGCAAACTTTCACCAGAAACGATAGCTAAAAGAACAGAATCTAGACAGGCTAACAGTAAACCACAAGCTCCTAGATCAGAAGAATGGAGACGTAAAATTAGTGAGTCAGCTAAAGGACGAAAACTTTCACCAGAAACGATAGCTAAAAGAACAGAATCTAGACGAGCCAACAGACAAAATTTCTTTAGCGATTCACAAATGCTTTGACATCTAATCCTTTCAATGCTTTTTGTAAGCCGATAATCTGTCTAAAGCAGTCTTCCATCGCATCGTGTGTAGCAGGAGGCATGGGTACACGATATAGATTCATCACAGTTCTGACGTCCATAGCCTGCCAGTAACGCCAGGGATAAGGGTGGTCAATGGCTCGGTAAGCATGTTCTAGAATACTGATATCAAAACTGGTACCCTGACACCAGATACGGCCGCTGCTGTTCCACACGAATCGGTGCAGGGTCATCAATGCATCTTTGAATGCTACTCGATTATCCGGAGAAAAGATGCGTTCCTGTACCTGCGGGTCTTGCTGAGCCCACCAATCGAGTGTTTCGGGATTGACATTTCGGTCAGGCTGAGAATCCACATCCACCATGATGTCCAGCGTCTGCAGGTCTGCTAGTCCGACGCCGCGAGTCAGATAGTCATCAAAGGGATCAAATTTCACCGCAGCAATCTGCAGAATTACTGCGTCTGGCGTGGTGGCCAGAGTTTCTAAATCTATCATTGTTGATAGTTCCATTTTTTCTCCAAAGGTATAAATAAGAATGCCGATCGCGATAGTCTCAATATCCATCGGCTCTATAACTATACGGAGTTACAGCTAATGTATTTACAAAACAAATACTTACAATGGTATTATAACATAATAAATCGTGCAAAATCAAGACATTTAGAAGATTCTGTGTACACTGAACAGCATCATATTTTGCCTAAGAGCTTGGGTGGCAACAATTCTAAATCCAATCTTGCAACCTTAACCGGACGAGAACATTTTATATGTCATTTATTATTACCAAAATTCACAACTGGAATAGCAAAAAGTAAGATGATACATGCTGCTTGGAGAATGTGTTGTAGAGGATCTAAGCATGACAAAGGTTTTAAAATTACCTCAACTATATATGATTTACTACGGCGACAGCGTAGTGCATATCTCCAAACATTAAAAGGGCAAAACAGCCCAATGTTCGGAAAAAAGACTGGAAGAACTTCTGCCGACTTTACAAACGATTGGAAAGAAAAAATATCTGCAGCAAATAAAGGCCGAGTTGCTTGGAACAAAGGTGTACCTCGTACAGAAGATGAAAAAGCAAAAATGTCAGCTACACGAAAAGCAAAAGCAAAAGCAAAGGCAAAAGCAGCTGACCCAACTTGGAACTGGAATGTAAGACCAAAATGCAGTCCTGAAAAAGCACAAAAAATCAAAGAAGCCAATACTGGAAAAAGTGGGTTCATAAATTAGATCCGTTACAACGAAGATATGTTCCTCAACAAACATATGAAATATTATGTTCCCAAGGTTGGATTCCTGGTATCGGACCAAAAATCACCAGTTTCACCAAACCACCTGTTTGAATTGTTCTTTCTCAATACCAAAATAGTTGCATTTCCAATCACTCTGTTCAAAGAAGTTGAGATATTGCCATTGGCTACGATGCTTGAGCAACTGCTGACCAGCATGTTGCCAGTCCATGCCTAAGAATATGCGTTGATACTTGTATTTTCTTTCTTCTATCTCATGGAAATTAAAATCATCCCACTCCCAGTGCAGGATTTCAAAGGCGTTACCATCGCGATCCACCCAGTCCATGCTGAAGTCCAGTCCCCACTTGGGTCTGATGTTGCGAACTTTGTGAAATATTGGTCTGGCATCACACCACTGTTTGAGTTGGGCAAGTGCTTGACCGCTGACACCTTTGCGTTCAAACAACATGCTGTGATTGAGTACTGCACCTTCTTCAACTGGTGTCTGTGTGAACCAATCATACTTGAGCACCTGCTCCCAGGGACGATGCTCGGTCACAACATGTTTGTTGGCTTGCGCATACCGCTGTTCCATTTCACAAAGAGCATACCCGTTTTGGTCAAAAAGACGAACCCAATCGCTGGGAGGAATCCAATGCTGATCTTCGGTTTGAAGAGGCAGTGTGTAATAACCCACAGGATTGAGTTCTGCTGATGTGACGTTGAGTAGACGCATCTAATATTTATGGTGGCCGATCAGGGATTCGAACCCCGGACTTTTTCCGTGTAAAGGAAACTTTCTAACCGCTGAATTAATCGGCCTTTGTAATACTTATACTGCTAGTGACAGTTTGCTGAGTTTTTCATACAGTTCAGCATCTGCGCCAACGCCATTGCCGCTGTACACTGCCCAGGGCAACACGATGCCAGCAGCAGTGTAGGCGCCAGCCAGACTGTCGTCGTCTTCCTGGAACCATGCAGTGGGATAGCGATCGCTGAACTTCTCAAAATACTTGGCCCATTCTTTGATGTTGGCGTTGTTGCCGCCGTTGAGCATGATAATGGTTTTGTCCTCATCGGTCCACTGACGGAACGCTTTCTTCACCGGGCGAGTGAACGCATTGGCATGCTCTTTGCTAGCCATTTCGCTAACCACATGAGCAGTTTGCAAACCTTTCTGCAGGCTGCTGAGGTAGTAGTTGGTAAGACTGTAGAGCCGATAGTTTTGGGTTGTCATAAAATTTTTGGCAGGGGAGGAGCGACTCGAACGCTCAATGCCTTTCGGCGCAGGCTTCAAAGACCCGTGGGGTTACCAATTTTCCTACTCCCCTGTATAAAACTTATTGTATCCTTACCAGCTTGGCGAACCCCCTGTAATTCCTTTACTCTCTTAGTATAGCAAACTTTAGGCTGCGTTGTCAATGGTCATTGCACCCAACAACAAAAATGTTTTCATCCGTTCACGCAAACAATTCGTATGATAACCGTATATAATGACATGTCCAAATTGACCTTGATAGGCAGTCAAAGCAACACCAGGCGAATTATCCAAATCCAATAAGCTGTCGCAATATGGGCAATGTTGTGCATGAAAAATCAATCTGTCAGAAACAAGATCGAACATAGTTGGTTTGGTCATTTAACTCCTAATTGTTGATTTGTACCAACAATCCTCATGATAGCCCAAAAAAGACAATTTGTTGTTGTGGTCTTTGACGATTCTAATAACAATTTCTGCGTCGTCTGAAGTTCTAATTTCAGGAAGAGGTTTTTGACAGCTATTGCAAGTTGTACAAAACCAATTGATGTTTTCATCTAACAAGTCTTCTAATGTTAGGTAGGACATGTTTTATTGAATAACCCAATTTCCTTGCATGTCTCTGCACACCGTCTTTTGATCACTGTCGATAGTGACTGTTTTGCAATTTTGTGTGGATTGCCTGTTGCTGTTCTTGCCCATCTGATATCCGATGACCCCCACCACCGCACCCACTGCAATTGCTGTGGCCACCGCAGTGCCAGTGGAAACCTTACCATCTGATCTGCGATAAACTGGGCGATGCATATGCGGCTGGTAACGCACTGGCGAACCAGTCACATAGGGTGCTGATGGGCGATACCCCGGATGATAATGCCATCTGGGTTGTGACATCAGCTGAGTTGGAATAAGAAACGTCAAACCCAAAAAAAGTGATAGTATTCGCATGGGAATTTCCTCGTTGTATTTAGCACACACCGGTTAGGTATCTTCTGATTCAGTTGGAGTTCACAGTCAAAGTCCAGGGCAATTGAGTTTAATAACCCAAATTATTCGGAACTATTTGAAAATTATATCACAAGCCACATCACGTGTTTGATTAGCCAATTTTTGATATCCGGATCTGCCGGGATGAACTCCATCTGCACCAACCCAGGGCTTCACATCCAGAACCTGATCACCATAGTTAGAGGCAATTTCGGTGATAATCAATCTAGCAGCGCGATTGTTGGGTGGCAGCAACCAGGTCACGCAATACGAGGCCAACGTGGCTCTGAGTTTTATGATTTGTTTCCTCAACTCGGCTTTTTTGGTGGGTAAATCATTTGCACCCACACTGATCAGTACATGATCAGCACTTCTGGGAATCTGGTGAACCTGCAACAGAGTTTGTTCAGTGTTGCGTCCTGATACAGCCAGGTTCTTACAATCAGGTCTCATTTGCGCAGTACCATACGCAAGGCTATCTCCAATAAAAACACAAGGCATATTTTATTTCCTGAATTTATTTAGTGCCAGCGTAATCAGTCTTGTGCCATCCGTGTCCCTTGAGCGCAAACTCTGAGCGACTGATCTTTCGATTTAGGCTGCGAGTAGTACCACATTTAGGACAACGTTCTGGATCCTGATCCATTGGTTGTTTGAGTTCCAGTTCACTCTTGCATTCAACGCAAACATATTCGTAGATGGGCATTTTAAAATTCCTCAATCTTTAGATTTTCTGGTTTCATCATTTCATCTACAACAGCATTAACCTCTGCTTCTAATTCTTCTTTAGTTTTGGGCACAGGATTGCCCAGGCGTCTGGCTGCTTCCAGCTTGAGCCAACGCTGCATTTCAGCAGTCTGCGTCAGTCTCTCAAACGCCAGCACTTCATTCTGATGTTGATGACGGGCTGTACAACTTTCACCCCGAGCACCGCTGGGTTCATGTATGAATCGAACACCAGACTCTACCTTGTTCACGTTCTGTCCGCCTTTGCCACCGCAGCGAAAGGTCTGTCGAATCAAATCTTTCTTTGTGACGCTGAACAATAATTTCTTAGACATTAGGGGTACCAATCTTGTGTGTAATTGCAGTTTTATTATTTCTTTGAACGAAGTATCTTGTCATATGCGGCCTCAGCCTGCTGTTTCGTGGTCACAATGCCCTCTCTAGCTTGTGTTGCTATAATACACTGCACCATTAAATCACGTCGACGTTCAGGATTTCCTAGTAGAGGTTTGATATTGATTCGCTTATTCATCACACATACCAATCTTGTGTGTAATCGCAGTTGGGGCAAACCCAACCATCGGTGGTGGCAATCAGTTCACTCCTGAAGAACACCGCGTGTGGTTCTCCGGCCCAATTCAGACAATCGACCCATTTGCCACAATCAGGGGCGCCGCAGGTATAAGGATGCACTGAACCGTCTTTTTGACGTTCATTGAGCTGACGAACTGTTTGATCATCCATCGAGTGTGCATAATATTTGGAGCGGGATAGGAGAATCGAACTCCTAACTAAACCTTGGCAAGGTTTCATTTGACCATTAAACTAATCCCGCTTGATTAAATTTGGAGCGAATGGTGGGGCTCGAACCCACGACATCTGGAATGGAAATCCAGTGCTCTGCCAATTGAGCTACATTCGCTTATTCACTAATATCTTTTAAAGTTTTTCTCCAGGCTTCCACACTCTGATGGGTGTGTCTGCACAACAATTTTTGATTTAACCGCTGTAACCCAATAAAAGAACCATAGTAGGCAATCTTGAGAGCTCGCACCATGCTGGGCACATGATTGGGTTGTGCTCTAAACAATCTGCACACAAAGGGAATCTCGGCACTTGCAACCACTGGTACATTGTTGGCAATGTGGTCTGCTGCTACTATGTTGTAGGTTTCAGTGAAACTCACCTGCATGCCCATGTCGATCTGACTTCGAATTAACCAAATAAACTGCTCATGTGACATCCAATCATGTTCAATCAGATGATGGTTTTTTAGATACCTAAAAGTACTGCGAAGATTTTTCAAAATACTGTCACCACGTTGCTCCACCCGGCTGGAGTTGATGTGAAAATGCAACTCAAAACCCATTTCGTCGGCAAATTGAATGGCAGCGGCAGCCTGATTCAGATGATTCTTGAATGGGCGAATGGCGCCAAAACAACTGATGTTAACGATGCTAGCAGTTTTCAATTTCATAACAGTTGGGAAGGTACAGAACGTCTCGATGCAGTAATTGGTTGAGTTCACGCTGGGCACGAACACTATTGGTAGCGACAAAAATTTTTCGATTCAGGGAGTACCCGTTAAGCCACTCCATGGCAACGCCTTCGTTGGCCAAAAACGGCACTTCACTATGCAGTCGAACAATCCATTTTACGTTGGGATAAAGCGAACTAAGCTCGTTGATCTTTTCTGGAGTAGCCCAAAGTGCTTCAATAATCACCAGATTTGGTTTATGCTGAAACACCACGCGATTGATGTCGTTTCCATCAACCACCTGTTCCAGCACAGGCAAGCACTGACCAAAATTTTCACGTATCATCTTGGTCACAAACCGTACACTGTTCAACAACCCACTGCTGAGTTCAGCAGCATACTGATCACTGGTGTTCCAAACAGTGTTTCTTTTTTTCAGAACAAACAAAATTTTAGTGAGTGGCAGTGTTGTTGATGTCTTTGGCATGGCAAACTTATTTATGTTGATCCAAACAGTGTTTCTTTT